TGTGTATTTAAAACCTTGTCCGTTAACGCTGTGGTCGTAACCGTGTAGAGCAACAATGGCGTTGTTGTTTGTAAAACTACCAATGACCTTTGCGTACTCAGTACCATCAGCAGGTTCTGCTCTCATTCTATTTGGAGCACCTTCAATTTGATATCTGTTGTCGTTGTATTTTTTATCAGCAACTAAATCGTGTACTGTAATTTGTGTTGAATGTGTTGTGTTAAAATCTGTTGCCGCTTGATCTGTGATTGGACCAATGTTACCAAGTGTAAAGTTACCTGAACCATTTAGATAACCACCAATGGTTGGTTGTAAGTCTGAACTAATTGCACCACCACTGTTTGTAATAACAAGTTTAGTTGGATCAGTGTTATCAATTAAGATACCAGTTCCGCCTTCAACTGATTTCATTAATAATGTTGAACCAGCATCGTTAGATACTGGAATCTTATTAGCACCTAATTCATCTGGTGTGTCTGAAAGTGCAGTAAATCTAATAGTACCGCCTTGTCCAAATACTGCGTAAAGTTCACTAAAGTTTTCGTTTACTTTACTAAAGGCGTCTCTAATACTATCGCCGGTAGCGTCATTACCTTCTACACCAATGTTAATTATACTTTTTGCCATTTTTTAAAATCCTATTGACTCACCACAACCGCAACTTGATGTTGATGCAGGGTTTTCTATTGTGAAGTAAGAACCAAATACTTCTTTTTTATAATCTATTGTACTACCTAACAAATACATTACACTTGTATCATCGATAGCAAACTCTCCGTTTGGCAGTTTAATAACTTCATCACCTTTATGTGATGCTGTATCTAATGCCCAGTCGTACGTGAAACCAGCACAGCCGCCGCCTTTGATTGATAAACGTACCACTTGCTGATCGTTTTCATTTAACATATTTGTCATGCGTTCTACTGCATTTTCTGTTAGTTGCACTACTGCTGTCATTTTGTTTCCTTACTATTATTTAGTTTATATTTTGTAATCCGAATGTAAACAGGTAAATACTTGTATGTTTAATAGAACAGAACAAGAAGTTAAGTGGTATAGCAGGAAGTCTAAAAAAGGCAAACCCCATTCATACAAGCGTATTAAGACTGTAATAATATTTGAATGTGATAACTGTCACGAAGAATTTAAACGCGACAAAGGACAAGTAGATCCTAAAAGATTAGATAATGCTTATAACCACGTGTGTCCAGAATGCGATCCTAAACGTTTTGCACAAAAGAAAGGTGCTGAGCAAAGGCGCAAACTAAACACTACTGTGGATAGTTTACTTACAATAGATCAACTATAATTATTCAGACTTCCAAATAGTCCAAGCACCGTAGCCAATCGCCGCGTATGCCGCTAATTTAGCAAATGGTCCTGCAATTAGGACAATAACTCCTACTGCGACAAGCATAGCGCCGTCCCAAGAAGTTCGTTCATCAAGTCTGTTTTGAATCCAATTTTTCATTTGTTTACCCTTTGTTTTTGTCGTTCATGTGTTTACGTAATTGAGTTACAAGTTTATCTTTTGTAAGACGTTTGTCTAACTCAATACCGTGTGTTCGACCCATTTCTTCTAATTTTGCTTTTGTCATCTTAGACATGTCTGCTTTAGATGGCACTAAAATTAAAGGTGCTTGTTTCGTACTTGTGCTTTTTACTTTCTTGTTAGCAATGTGATCTGAAAGTTTCAAAGTTTTCTTTTCTCCAGCACCAAAGAGAGATTTAATAAATGATATCATTTCTTTTCTCCGTTTGTAAGTGTAATTACCCCACAAGCCAATCTTTCACCTGCGTTTCCGGTTTTCAACGATTCAGCGTCTCCGCCTTTACCCAAATCATCTGTGTTTTCGTGAACTACTATTGCTCTACCAATAATACTTCTTTCGCCTATTAAGTCAATACGTTCTGCCTTAATTGAAAAATCTGATATCCCGTCAGATCCGGCTGTGATATTTCCTAAATCACCGACATGGCCATTTTTGAGATCTCCATGCTTTACCCCGTCTGGATTATAATGCCCGCCTGCACTCTCGCATCCGTTGGATAAATCGCCAAATTCGTGTACATGAAATCCATGTTCACCTTCAGTTAACCCAGTTATCTTACCCTTTATAAGAGTAGCAGTGCCTGGTCCTTGCATAAAGAAGATAGTACCTTTAACAGTGTCCGAATGGACTAAGTCACATACGGCTACAACATTTGAGTCTTCTGCTTCAGTAATCTTGCTTAGGCTTTCGCACTGACAAGTTCTTGCTTTGGTTCGTTCACAGGATTTGATTTGTTTAAATCGCATACTGTATTTACCTTATGTTCTAACAGTCTGTGTGAAGCAAGGTTCTTATGTTTAGACTCTACCATAATGTCTGCAGAGTCGTTAAACTGTAGAGCCCAGTCATTAACAGCATGATTCCACATCATATCGCTGTGAGCTCGTAGTTTTTGTTTCTTAAAGCCTTGTTCAAGTAATTCGTCCATGTTAGGTAATACGTCAGGATCATGTCCTACAAGTAAGTCTTCACGTGATACACTGTAATGAATAGTAGGACGTACACCACGCCAACTGTCAACTACGCGATGATATCTATCGTCGGAGGGTTGTATGTATTCTCCTGTACGCACCCAGTGATGGTGTATGTCAAGTACGAGTGCGACATGTTTTTCAAGTTCGAGTGACGCATCGATGCCCCACGACATCTCGTCGTTCTCGATCGTAATAACGTTTCTCGCCTCTTGAGATAATCTTGGGAGAGCATTGATGATACCGGCTGGACCTTGTCTACCCGATATGTGGACATTACATTTAAAGTCTTGGAATTGTTGGCCGTAGCCCATCCATCTGATGCAATCAACATGATATTCAAACTCCTCTATACTACGTTCTACGATGTCAGGATTATCTGACGCAAGTACAGTAAACTGACCAGGATGCATAGACACCCTAACATCAAGTTCACGAGCCTTTGCGCCGACGTGAGCGAAGTTGGTCTCGCAATATTTTCGTACATCAGGCTTGCGCCAGAAGTAAGACCAATCAGACTGAGTATAAACAGGCAGGACGTCACTTCCCAACCTAACCATTCTACGTTCATTTGGTAGTCCTCCTACATAGTTAATAAGGTTCCAATAACTCTGTATATTGTGAACCATAATGTCCCACAGTCGTTGCTCGGCAACTTCCCTTGTTTGTCTGTTCAACCATTGTACAGTTGTTGAACGAGTATTCAAAGGTCGTTGTATTTCTTCTAACAACTTCTTCTTTTGTGTTTGATCAGGGTGCATGTACTTACATGCGAAACCTATACGTTTAATCATAATCTTTTAATATATCCCATGTTCTATTCCAACTGTTAACAGTATAACATCTTCCTATACAGTTGTCAAGTATTGCTTTTGCCAACGGATAGTCGTTACCGCCTTCGTACATGGCATCTCCAAAAAATACAATTTCTTCTTTATCAAAATCTCTTAGTATTTGGCTTTTATCACTGCCACGAGGACTAATGTCTATACCAGTGTCACCTCCTACGGTTGCAACCAAATTAGGAAACATACTATTAAACTCTGACGCAATTCGATTACGCTCTTTCTGTTCAGTGTCCCACTTGACGTATAATTTACGTTCACCTAATGTAGCATTACGACCTACAACACTAAAGTTAATCATACCTTTACGTTCTTCAATGTGTAATCCTGTACGCAATACAAATTTACTTTTAGATAAGCACTGCAATAAAAATGATCTTTCAGTCATTGGCAAATGCCAATCATTGTTGTAAACATTTTTACCTTGTTTCCATACACTGCTACCACTACAATTATAAACTGTGTCAACAGACTCACATATACGTTCGCCTAATTGTTCTATAGTTTTTTCATAGTCGCTACCTGTAACAAGATAGACTTTGTGTCTATTAGTAAAGTTGTAAAACCATTCTTCAAATTCTTTATTAATAGGAGAGCGGCTGGGGGTAAGAGTTCCATCTACGTCAAAAACAAATTTCATTATTTCCAGTTGTCCTTGCACCATTGGTCGACACTATTGTGAGGGTGTGGTTCTCCGTGAAACACTGCTACACTTGTTTGAGGTTTTATAATAGGTTCGCCAGGTACATTAAAGTTTCGAACACCATTGATTCTACTCATTGGCGGCTTGTTACGCATTTCCCATTTGTAACTTTGTATCCATTCATCTGGCCAGAAACAAAAAGTATCACGTACTTGATTGAAAATCCAATCTTGGTCTCCGTGTAATCTTTTAGTAACTACAAAGTTATCTTTTTCAAACTGCGTCCATACATGTTCTTGTGTTCCGGATCGTAATCTAAACACACTGCTATTCATCTTCTTCCAGTCTGGTCTAAGGTGTCTATTGAAGTCTCTTATAATACAAAAATAATCTGGATTGTACGTAAAGAGATTGTCAATGTTATTAAAAATAATAACATCAAGATCAAAGTAAAGTAAATTACCTTTGATTGGAAGTTGTGGGCAAAAGAAGTAAGGTTTGTACCACCAACCTGTTATTGGTAAGTTAGGTAGTGGCAATACTCTTATACCTGCTTGAATACCATTACTGTTATCTGTAAAGCAAACAAACTCGTAAGGTACTGTGGTATTACGTGCTACCATGTTGGCTAACACGTTAACATAATCTGCACTATACTTGTCGCCCCACTTTAGGCATACAACATAGTTCTTCATTAGTTATCCTTCGTAGATTGCTGAGTTGGCACCATGTTCTGCACATTCAACTTTTACAACATAGCAACGATCATTGCTTTTTTCTCTAATCAGTTTGTCTGCAAAGTTAAAGGCATGTTCGGCAAACTTCTCTGCACCAACACCATCAAAGACTCTAATCTCTGCAAGGTCAAGTGCTTCAAGTTCTTTCATCTTATCCATATGTGGATCGTTGATGTCAACTGCTACTTTATGATCGAAATGATCTTCAAGCCATGCTTTGACTTGTTTCAGTCCGCCAAAGTCTACTGCCCAATTTTTGTTAT